GCTTCTGCGGATCGCCACCCTCGTGCTTTGTCATCTGCGGATCGCCGCCGCCCTCAGGAGTGATATCACCATCCCTGATGCGTCGTTGCGTGAAGGAATCATCAGGCCAGTCTACTAGCCCTTCCGCACGAAACTTACCCGCCGTTGGATGCGCAAGCACACGGCGAATGTCATCATTCTTCGGGAACACTTTCATCAGTCTTCTCCTTTTCTACAGGCAAGTCCCATTCAGCGACAACCTGCTGAATTTGAGTAGTGTCTGTGTCGAGTGGATATTTGGTTTCAAAATGCATCTTAGCAAAGACATTGTCCACGACGGGTGGAAAGTCAATCACGCCAAGATCGCAAATCAAAGTGAACCTGCTCTCAGCAATCGGGATGGCATTGTCCGCGCCAGCCGCCCCGAATTGATGTGTGCGATTACCGCGTGTGTATGCCTGTATCTTGGCCTTCGGATTCAAATACAAGGTCGGGTCTGTAAACAGACGATCCATGACCAGTGTCCAAGCAAGGTCAAGTGTAAGCTCCGCAGCAGCTCCGTCATTATTCTGCACGACAACGGAAAAACCATACGTTGCTGAAGAATGGAAACGAGGCTCACCGTCATTTGGATCGCCTTCCGGTGACAAGTCTTCACTGATGAAATAGACGCCAAGGAACGGGATCAATTCAGGCTGTATCTGTTCAGCTTTGTTCGTACCGAACTTGAACGTCTTGAAAAACGGCATCGTCTTCAAACGCGCCATCATCTCATCGCGTACAATCATGGCGTAACTGCTCGCTGTCATGGCGTTGGCAACGGCGGCACAATGTGACGCAATGTCAAAGTAGTTTCACCGCCGCCATCCGGGTCACTATCCATCACTTCAAATTGCCCTTCGGCTGGTATCGTACCCTCAGCCGGTATGTCAACCAAGTCACCTTGCAACGGCTGCACGGCAATTTCAGCGTCGCGTATGTCCAGTATGACGCGCGTGTCGGAAAGAATAATGCCTTCCATCGTGGTAACGTCAAAAGCTTCCGTTTCAAGGATACCACGCGTGACGTAAGGCTGACCACCGGGCTGGCTTTTCACTGGCGTGATAGTAACCTGCCGCCCAAATGTATTCTGCGCATGCACCAGCACTGTTTCAGAAAAGTTAAACGCCATGCTACCTCCTGAAAATTCTCTTCGCCATCCTGCGCCCGCGCAACCTAGCCTGCCTGCGCAACTTGCGACGCCGCTTGGTCTTGCGACCAATCGTCTTGCCCTTGGTCTGTAAATAGGTCGGGACGTAAGGCAGACGACCCGGTATCCACTTGCCGATTGCATTGCGTGGCTGACTGCGCCAGTCGTGCCGCCAGTGATTGTCAAGCCAGTCATCTCTACCCTTGGCCCACTCACTGCGACCCCACGCAGACTTTGATCTCCAGTTACCGCGCTTCTTGCCAAGAACCTGTTTCTGCAAAGTCCTTATAAAGTCTGTCTTGACTTTAAAAGGATTGAATTGATCTAAATTAAATGACTTCGGCTGCAGCTTACGTAAATCACTCAAGGCTCCAAATGGAGTACCGGGGACGCCCAATTGCTGCAGCAAGAACTCACCGCCCATGGCCTCCAGTTTCTTCAACGCTATCTGTTCAAGGCCACCGCCAGCAACCAAGGAAGAAATCATCTTGGCGATGTAGCCGACCGCAACCATCAGGCCGTCAAGCGCGTGAAGCGCATGAGCAAATCTTTGGCGGCACGCTGCGCAGGCGTACCAGTCGCAGCACCACCGCTGCTCGATGAACTTGATTTGGCGTTTGGATCAAAATACATGATCCGACTTTCCTTATGCGTGATTGACCGGATCGTACTGTCACCACGGATCGTGCTGTAATACGCGTCATGCGTAATCAGCATCACTGCTTGGCGCAATGCGGGCGGCACCTCCTGCGGCACCGCATAGCCACCGGAATATGTCACGACCACGGACTCGGACCACAGATTGCCGTTGAATAAAGAAAGCTTGCCGGACTCGCCGTCAACGTCATATTCCGCTGTAGCATTATCAACCTCAACGGAAACGATATCATCCAACTTTATTGGCCAGCGTGACAGATACAATTTCGTGATTGGATTTTCAATTTCACGGAACGTTTCAATCACCTGCTCTTTTGGGAACACCCTGCTGCACAGCGTCCCAACCTCATCGCTGGCGCGCAGGATTATAAACTTGAGCAGCTCGTCTTGGTCAGTGCTTGCCGTCGGTATGCGTAACGCCACCTTGGCCTCATACAACGTGACCAAGGCGGTGTCCGGTGCAGGCTTGAGGACTGTAATGCTAGAGTGCATTGCCAGCCTCCTCTTGGAATTGTGCGAACAGTTCGCGCAGTGGCAAAGGCGGACCCAAGGTGCCACTACTCATGATGGGATATGCCTCATAAGTCTTAGTGCGAATATCCCATCCAACAATTGCCTGAGCAGCCTGACCAATATCCCCCTTCGAACCTTGCGCGCCACGCTCGCCGGGTTTGCCGGTGCGGCCAATACCGGGACCGGACTTCCAACCCGCGCCGGGGCAAGCGCCGGGGTCATCATACTTGGCAACGAACCATTTGCTGTCAAGCGTCACCACGTCTAGCGCCTTGTATTTGGCCTGCGGATCAAACGTGTCACGGATGGTGAATGACTTACCGTCCTCACCGTCGCGGCCATCCTTGCCGTCAGTGCCCGGTGCGGCAAGGCACAGCCAGTCATTCGTACCGGGAGTTTTACCGGTGTCTTTCAGCGCCTGATACAATCCGCCATTGTGCGTGACAACGTCACTCTCGTAGCTAACTGAACCTTCAATCCACTTGATGACTTTAGGCAGCTTGCCTACTGCGCCGGGTTCTCCGCGCTCACCACTGGCTCCGGTGATGCCGGTGTCTCCTTTTTCACCGCGCGCACCCGCTTCACCTTTGTCACCCTGCGGACCTTGTGGTCCTACTTCCCCACGATCACCTTTCTCGCCCATTGAGCCAGTCTCGCCGCGCGCTCCCTCAATTCCTTGCAAGCCCTGCAGCCCTGCCTCACCACGTAAGCCGGTTTCCCCGGCTGGACCGGCGGAGCCCTGCTCACCCTTCTCCCCGCGTTCGCCCGCCGCACCGGTCGGTCCATCTTTTCCATCTACGCCATCCTTCAGCGACGCTAACTTATCATTGATTAACTTGTCCCAGACAACGATGTTGCCACCAATCATAGTCTCAACAGTTTTCTGCAGGCGCTCAATCTGCAGTTCCTGTTGCGCAACCTTGCGCTCGACGTCGGCAATGAGGGCGGCAATTCTGTAGGATGCCTCCCGCTCTATACGCCCAGCAACAGCACCTAACTCTTCAGCCAGCAACTCAAATGGAGATGCTTCTGGCATGCGACGATCTAAATCTACTGATGATGCTTGTCCGTTCTGCATCGGTAATTCCCTTTGGCTCATCAGGCGGTGGCTCAGGGTCAGGCGGCTTCGACTGACCTATCGCTGCCGTCGGTGCTGGCGGTGCGCCTCCCGGTGCCGGGGACGCTGGGATCTTACCCGCTGCACTCAATGGAACGACCTGCTGCTGTACGCGCGGCTCGTCACCAAAGGGAACTGATTCCATATCGAATGCAGCACGCGCCTCATTCGGTGCATGGATGCCACCTTGCACCGATCTAACGTAAGCTTCAATCCTGTCCTTGAACGCTGACCGCAGCAGAGCGCTGGTGTCAAACTCCAAGTATTCTTCCGGCACGCCATTCAGCTTGAAGAAATTGCCCATCGCTTCTTCAACGTGATTCAAGCAGAAGCCTAGCCCGGTGCTGATCCACATCTGCATCAAGGCTTCGGTATTGCTCACGTTCCCGCCACCCATTCCGAACATCTGCAGTGGTATGCGATAAGCTAAAGCAATGCGCGCATCACTGATTTTCATCACGTCAGCAAGCTGCGCATCAATGGAGCTTATTTGAATCGGATAAGGCTTTAGTCCGGATGATAGAATCGGCGTGCCGCCAACGCCGACACCCTTGGACTGCTCATCCCATTTCTGGCGCAGCATTTCCGTCTGATCACGGTCAAGACGCAGGTCAGTGGACAATACTATTGACGGTCTTGCTTGATTCATGTAGAAATTCAATTGCTGATTAGCGATGGCATCGCTGACACTCATGTCACGCACCAGTGCCACCAGTGGACTGACCCCGCGCAAGTCATAGGCACGCGTGTTCATCTTGATGTGCAGCACGTCGCGTGCTGGCACCAGCTCCATATCAGGGATGGCGCGATCAATGACCGGGTTGCCGCCTAGCCCGTAGAATATTGATCCATCATACGCGACGTAAGGCATGCAATGCGTCGGGTCCATCAGGTGCATGGACTCAACTTCATTGCGGCTGTTGCGCAGCGCCAGTGCGTATGTATTGCCGTCCGCGTACAGACTGCGCACGGCATTGAGCATGAAATCTGAAATGGTCTGGTAGTCATTCGGTATCCGCAGAAACCGCGCAAGGTCGCTGGTCTCAATGCGATCGCGCCCGCCTTCATCATCGCTCAGCCAATGGTCACCGGGGCACATCGCGGACGTTTGACTGTAGCTGCTGATGCAGGCTTCCACCATTGCGGAAGGTGCCGTCATTGAAATGTTATAGCCGTTCTGCCACCAGTTCATGCTGCTGCCAACGTCGGCAGGCAACCAGCCACCGGACAATGGCAACTGCCACGGACCGGGTCTAGGTTGGCCTTCCGCCGCCCGCAGAATAGGGCGCAGAATATTCGCTACGATATTTTTAAGCGCCATGTGAACCTTTTAGAATAGAAGCATGGCCGAGCACCGCCCGACCATGCCTCATCCAACCGACTTAGGTTTGGGAATGGGTGGGACACCCTATGTTCAGCCGGTCGTAGACTGCCGCGTTGCATAACCAGCCTTCGGCGTTGCCGCACCGGGCTTGGCTTCCTTGTCCTTCGTCGCTGCGCCTTCCTCTGGACTGCCGTCAGCTTCGTGCTCGCTGTTGTGAACACCCATCGCCGCGAGGTCATTCTCCTCCTGAGTCGGCGTCGGCTTCACATTGTTGCTCGGAGCTTCCTTGCTCGCCTTCTCACGAGCACTGCGCTCGTCAGCTACTTTCTTCCGCGCCTCGTCTTGGCGCTTCTTGTCGGCTTCCTGCGCTGCCTTGGCATGCGCAGCTTGATCAACTTCAGCCATCAGCTTCACTCCTGTTCAAGAGAAAACAAAGGGTACGAGAATAAACGCCCGCACCCTTTGATTAGTTCACCACGTGACGCCAGCGACCCATGCGACGACACCCGGACGACGGATCGTCCAGTTGACCGGCATGATGAGGCGGAGCGCGATACTGTCCGTCTGCCACATTGACTTGACCGGGAACGCCGCGACCGCTGGCGTGCCGGTGGTCGAAATGTCAGTCGGCGCAGTGTCTTCCATGTGGAGCGTCGCTTGATCGCTGAGTTCAAAGCGCGGCGCATCACCACTGACGCTGACGAAGTCTGCTGCGTCCATTGCAATGACTGTACCCATCGGCACCGTGCCGGAGTCGATGATCTGCCAGCCACCGAGATTGCCTGCCGCGACTTCCGCGCGGAAGGGGAACACGCCTGCACCCGGCATCGCAATGAGGCCAAGGCTGGCCAATTGCTGTGGGTTCATCAAGTACACCGGATTGCGAATATTGCCAGCGGTGCCCGTGAGCAGTGCGCCGGTCAGTCCTTTGATATCGCCGACCGCTGCGTTGAAGCCGCCGCCTGCTGTCGGTGTCAAACCAGAAACACCGTTCAGGATGCCTGCAGGCCGCACCGCCGTCGCCGGATTTGCATCCAGCAAGACAGCGTCAAGACTGATCGCCGTGTCCTCGCCGATTGCATTGCGCAGCAGACCTTCAATCGCGGGAATGCTGTGCTCATCAATCTCACGCGTCCACGTGGTGATGACCGCCATTTTCTTCGGCACGAGTGTCTGTGACGTGAACAGACCTTGACGAACCGGGATCGGCAGTCCCTCGCCGACAAAGCTACCGGCGATCGTGGGCGTACGTGCGCGCGTTGGAATGATGATCTTTCCATTGCGCCCGAACGACAAGCTGAGTCCGGCGTTTGACAAACGCGGGAACACAGACTTCGGCAACAGCGTCTGCATGAAGTCAACGACGATCTGCTGCACGAGTTCAGCAGCCCAGCCGGTGACCGTGGACATTGCAGGCGCAGTCGCTGCCCGCTGTGCCCAATCAACGATCGCACGGGTCTGCTCGTCTTCACCGTAGATCGTGCGCCGCACATCGTCAATTGACTTCTTGTGAATGTGCGAGAACAGTTGCACCGTCCCCGCGCGCACAAGCAAGTCAATCGGGCTGAGCTTCTTCTGCTGCATGCTGAACGGACGCACGTTGCCGTTGCCGTTCTTTGCAGGCACGAGCGCAGGCGCAGCCACGACAAGATTGCGCCTGTTGGGGTCCTCCACCGTGGAGGCAAGATGACGCTCGGATTCCTTCAGGATAGAAAGACCCCGCTCGTCCTGAGCAATTTCCGCATTCGCCTTGGTGACCTGCTCCATCTGCTCATCGCTGACATTGCTGTCATCGACCTTTTCAAGCAGCGCAGCAAGTGCATCCTTCTTAGCAACGAGACGCGTTTCGGCGTCCGTGATACGTTGTGACAACGACATCGTCGTGTCCTTTCTTTTGTGACTTCGCATATCGGCTTGCTTGCCGCTGAACCCGCGTCGCCTTAGTGGGTCCCGTACGCCTTGCTCGGCGAAGACCACATCAAGTGTAGCGGGGGAAACTCCTAGTGACTTGGCGATGGCCAGCGCATTCGGATTAGCCGGGACGCTGACCAAGCTCGTCTCGACCAATTCCTGTTTCGTAAACCTTAAACCGCTGAATGGATTTTGACTGTCAAGCTGCGTATGCTCCTTCGGCCGGAAGCCGACTGACACGGCGCGCAGAATGTCGGCCTCAATCAGCTTGCGGATTTCATCAATGCGCGGGGACGTGCCTTCCGGTGCAAGTATCAGCTTGCCCTTGAGCTGCTTGTCCTCAACGCGCAAGTTAGCCCACTTGCCGATCGGGAAGTCACTCTTGTGCCCGAACAGCGCGATGGGATTCTTCTTGAACGCGTCCAGGTCCCAGCCGTCGGACATGATGACGTCGTCCATGCGGTCGGGAGTTTCGTCGCTCATGACGAATTCCATTCCTTGGACTTTGGCAGCGTGCGTCTTGTGGACGACGTTCTTCGCGCTGCTCGTATCCCAGATCATCTGGCAGGCGTCATCGTCAAGCTCATCACCGCAGCGGTCCATGAAGTCTTCATATGACTCGCCGTCGTCAGGTTCAATATCACTCTGCTTTGTTTTCATGCTGGCACATCAATTGCAATCGCCATCTTGCAATTGTCCTTGGTCTGCGGGACCGGGTGATTGCGCGTGCCGGACCTGATTTTTATGAAGTTGATCGCCTTGCCCCACACCTCACCTTGAATGATGATGGCGCTGTCAGGTTGCGCCGTGATCGTGATCTCATTGCCTCTGGCGTCGTACAGGTCATTGTACAGGTTGCCATCGGTGCTGACTTGGAACGTCAGATTGGCGTCGGTGAACTCCTGCGGGATCGTAATGCGTACGATGTCCCCGGCTGAACAATCTGCGCCGTCGCTGAGTGACTCGTCCTTGAGGATGGTCGGTCCGTCCACGATCTGTAAGGTCATAGTGTCGTCTCCATTTTGAGTGCCATGCGAATAACGATGTTGCCTGCCATGGCAACCTTGATGGTGCCGTCGGCTTGAACGATTTTCAGTTCGTGATAGTACAAGTCCGGAAGGATCGCCACCGTGTCAATAGCGTCCACTGTTATTGTGACATCAGAACCAGTGACAGCGATGCCCTCCGTGAGCGACTTCTTGATCAGTACCTCGTCCGGCTCCGTGTCCAGCGACCACGCGGACTTGGCCAGCCACCATTGCAGCTCCATGGCGGTGGCGGGGTCATAGCCGGTCATCGTCACGTTGATGGCCTTGTCCTCGCCACGGAAAAGCTGGCAGTTCTGGTTCAAGCCTGCGGTCAGTTGAATTGGATCAGGCGTCATTTACGCTCCGGCGTCATAATTGAAGGCGTCGGCCCCATTGACGGGTTAGCCGACCGCCCGAAAGGGCAATGGGAGACCTAAGAGCAAGGCGACGAGCATGTACAGCGCGATGAGCGCCACGATGATCATGAACACGCGTTGTATCTGCCCCGGAATTGGGAAGCCAAGGTAGCCCATGAACCAGACGATCACGAGACCGATGAGGACGAGGATGGCAACGACGATTGCGATATTGATGATGCCCAACAGAATTGCTGTGAGTGAGATCATTTAATCCTCCTCTGATAATTCCTTCAGGAAACCTTCCCAGTCTTCAGCAGGCCCGATGACGACTTCCCATGGACTTGTTTTGACGATGTCACAACTGCCACCGGCAAAGGCGCGTTTGATGCGGAGGCATTCCTGTTCACTGCCACGGAAGAATTCGGCCAGACCGTAGCAGGCGTCGTCTAGGCGATTGATGCGGTACGTGACGACCCATTCCATTTTATTAGCCTAGAAAATGAGGGTGTTCATGTCCACGTCTTGCGCGTATTGACCGGCGACGCCCATCGCCATGGTGAGGGCAACCAGCCCGTCAATTCTACCAGTAGATTTGTTCTTGGATAACTTGCGGTTAGCGTCGTCCTTGCTTTCAATGATGGCGTTGGCCGCGCACATCGCCAGCACCGGATGATTGCCGTGGGCCAGCTCTTTTTCCTTGATGGCTTGCTCTAGGTCCCGCAGGGCCGGAGACATTGACTGCGTGCCCTGCCCGAAGTCCACGAAAATATCTTCCACTTTCTGTTCGCTGAAACCGGCCTTGTACAGCCAAGGTTTGAGATGCTTCATGTTCCAGCGATCGAAGCCTATTTTGGCAATGTTGAGCCGCTCATGGACTTTGAATAAATACTCGGCGACGTATTCGTAGCTGACGGTGTTGCCTTCCGTCGTCTGCAAATATTTCTTGGATGCCCAGAGGTCATACGGGACGCGGTCCTTCTTGGCTTTCTCGCGCAGGCCCACGGAGGGCAGCCAGAACGTGGGATGCACCTGCCAGACGCGGTCTTTCTTGCCTATCAGAACCAAGGCGGTGAGGTCAGCCACGGAGGATAGATCTAGTCCACCATAAACCTGTACGTCGTCCAATGGGGCTGGGAGTTGGCCGCAGCTTTCCCACAGGCTGCGCGTGACGAACGGATTGTTGATCTCTACTCTTTGATTCAGTATTAAATTTCTGTACTCGGACTCTCGTGCAGGCATGCGCTCAGCATCTTTCGCCATGCTGAGAACTTCTTTTTTATTCATGAAAATATTCAGTGCCGGATTTGCCTTCTCGATGGTTGCAAGGGCAAAGGGATCATCGGTCATGTCCGCTGCGTCAATGCGCAGCACCGTATGTGGATCGTGCCCTGCCTTGGCGTCATCAATGAGCACCGACAGCAGATCAGCCTCGGTCGGTGCTTGGGTACTAATGATAATCGTAAGTGGATCTTCTTGGGCGGCGGTCGCGGTCTCGAGCGCTTCGTAAAGCGGAGAACGTGGACCACGGACTTGACCGAGTTCATCATGGATAATGAGGGATGGGCTGAGGCCGAAGTTCGTGCCGACGTCGGCGCTGAGTGCTCTATAGACAATGCCAAGCTCCGGACAGTAAAGCTCCTTCTTGGTCTCGCGCACCATGATCACGTTGTCCAGTGCCTCGGACATGCGGACCATCTTTGTTGCTAAATTAAAAATTAGAGCGGCTTGGTCTCTGGAAAGAGCAGCGCTGTGGAGATGACTGTTGCGGTGCGTCTTGGCTTCCGGCCCGCACAAGTGGAGCAGCAGTATGGAGGCAGCCTCAAAGGACTTCGCGTTCTTGCGGCCTCTAGATATGATCGCTCGCCGGGTGCCGTGCGGGTTGTCATATATCGCTTTGAAGTCCTCCTTCATGAAAGGAGCCATCTTCAATTGCTTGCCGACGTACTTTCCTTCCGGGATGCGCAGAAACTTTTCGCACCACGCGATATTGCGCTCGCCACGGGTGGGCGTTTTCTTCATGAATCCCACGGCACCTGCACAGCAGCGCGCTCATTCATCTGCGCGGCCATGGCTGCGGTCTTGTAGCGCCTGCTCCGTGAGCTGGGTAATAGGCGCAGCTTGCTGGCAAGGCGGAGTTGCAGATTCGTGAATTTTACATATTCGTCCAGCTTGGCTGGGTCACGGACGCAGCGGCGACCAGCAAGCGTCGCCTGTACAAAGCTCACCAGCACCGGCACATCACTGCGTGTGAAATGATCTGGGTGGACATCACGTACAAGCTGTGCGAACTGCGCCCGTTCTTCGTCGTCCAGATAGTCCGGTGGCTCCAAAAAGAAAGGAGTGAGTGGCTCTGCGCGCTTGGTTGCGCGCTTTGCCGCTGATGCTGTGCCGCCTTTAACCCGCATTGTATATAAAGCCTTTGTTTGTTGAGGAAGCATGGTCGATTGTCGAAAAATTCTCC